TGATTACAGTCGTTATATCTTCATACAAGTATGGACATCTCGCAGCACATTGCGTAGAATCTATACTCTCTCAATCAGCAAAACCAGAAAGAATATTGTTTGTTGATGACTGTGCTGGCGATTGTTCTCATATTCACAAGATGTATCCCGAAGTTGAATATTATGAGAATCCAGAGAACTATGGTACGGTAAAGAATTTTCAAAATATGCTCTCGAAAGTTACATCGGAATACTGTATGTTTATCGGAGCAGATAATTGGCTTCGATCAGATTCCATAGAATGTTTCTATAAGGTCATAAACCTACATCACCCAGATGTAATAACTTATGATGTGATTCTTACAGGGGAACTAAAAGAAACAAGAACAAAACACCATATGCAAGAAGTCACCCAACATCAAGGTGACTATCATTGGCATATAAAAGCCCATCATGGGTCTATGGTCTATAAAACTAATCTTGCCAAAGATTTGGGAGGGTATACAAAATATAATGACTCTCATCAAACCCTAGAAGATTTAAGTTTATGGTCTAGATTTATGAGAGCAGGAGCCAAAGTAGCATATATAGATGAGCCGTTCCTTTATTATCGGCATCACCGACAAAACTTTAACACTTATTAATAGGATAGTACCATGCTGCCACCAATGAGAATTTATACAACTCGCCAAGATGTAAAGTATCTTCTAGTTGAACACGAGGAAGTTATTTCCGATTGCATTCGTAGAGATGGAGTTTGGGGTGCCGATTATCTCCAACTTGCGGCACAAATTCTCCGAAACTCTCCAGCAGGTCGCGTTATCGATATTGGTGCTGGATTCGGAACATGGACCGTCCCTCTTGCAATCATGCATGAAAATAAGCATTGCTTCGAAGCAATCGAACCGCTACCAAAGGTTCACATGCAACTTTGCGCAAACGTTCTTCTCAATAACCTAGACAATGTTAACGTCCACAGAAATGGTATTTCTGATGTTAAAGATCTTGTTGAAGCACCAGCATTAGACTTCGCTCTATCTGCAAATCATGGTGCATATTCTTTCAATAAGGCATTTGACAATCAACGTGGTATTCAGACCACAGATGGTCGCACTGATCTTTACGACTTCCGTCGTCTAGACGATTTCCGTTTCGGTAATGTTCGTTTGATTAAGGTGACTACACCAGCCATGGAGCATAAGGTATTCATGGGAATGTATGAAACTCTTGAACTCAGCAATTGGCCACCTGTTCTATTTGAATCATGGTCGATTGATTGGTATTCTACAGAGCGCGCAAAGGCAATGGACTTCTTTGCTGCTCGTGGATATGAGCACTATCATCAGGTTGACAATGATCACGTGATTGCGTTTAAGACCAAGTCACAGGCTGATCAACTTCTTGACAACAATGCTCCTGTAGTTAACAGCAACAATCCATCCGCAAGTGGATTTAAGATTGCTGAGTACCAGCACGAGACAACAAGTGTTCTACAGAATCAAGTTGGCGCAAAGTCATTATAATTTGTGAAAGTCTCTATAATAACGCCGACAACTGGCAACTCATATCTCGCTGAGTGTATTGAGTCTGTGCGCGCACAGACTTACGAGAACATTGAACACATTATTGTTGTTGATGGTAAAGAGCGTTGGGAAAAGGCAGATGAGATTTTAAAAGCATCTGAATATCCTCGACAATCTAAAGAGTATCTCTGTGTCCTTCCATATGCAACTGGGACTAATCGCTACAACGGTCATCGCGTATACGGTGCTGCAACTTATTTCGCAGATGGCGATTTTCATCTTTGGTTAGATGATGACAATATGCTCTCACCAAATCACGTTGAGAGTTTAGTTAAACTGGTAAAAGAAAAGAATCTCGACTGGGCATATTCTTTCCGCAAGATTATTGATAAAGACAGTAGGATTCTTTGCCAAGATGATTGTGAAAGTCTTGGGATGTGGGCAAGTATTCTGCATCCACAAGACTTCTTTGTTGATGTAAACTGTTACTTCGTCAAGAAAGAGGTAGCAGTGCAAATGTCACCTGTTTGGTATCGCAAATTCCGCGAGCCTGGTCAGATGGAAATTGACCGTGCAATTGCTGCAGTCTTGATGCATCCAAATAATAAATTAAAGTTTGACTGCACACGCGACTATACGGTAAAATATAGAGTCGGGAATACGCAACTTTCTGTGCAAGCAGACTTCTTTATTCAAGGAAACAAGAAGATGCTTGAACGTCATAATGGTAAACTTCCATGGAAAAACTCGTAAAGAAATATATCGATAGAGTTGAAAATGCGATTGATTATGGTCTAGATCAACTTCGATTCAATCAAACAGGTAAACCACCCAGAAGTAAACTTAGTTTACAGGTTATCAATCTTGAGGGTTGGTCGACACCTGAACTCAAGTTCTTCTTAAATGAACTGGTCAAGCCAGATACTCGTTATCTGGAGATTGGTGTTCATCGCGGTTCAACATTTATTTCTGCAATGTATCAGAATAAATTTGATTTTGCTTGCGCGATCGATCAGTTCGACCCACCATATCATAACGATGATATCATCAAAGACTTTTTGACCAAGTGTCGAACTCATAAGGTTGGAAACTTCCTTCTCATTCGAAATGATTCGTTCAATCTCAAAGACGAACAAAGAAAAATGATTGAGAAGGTCAACACCTATTTCTATGATGGTGGTCATACAAAGGACGATCACGAAAAAGCATTAACATACTATATTGATAACTTGGCTGACACTTTTATCTTTATTGTTGATGATTGGGCTCACGATGAGGCAAGAGAAGGCACAATGAGTGCAATCAAGAAACTAAATCTAACTGTCCATAAAGAATGGGATTTGGGTCATCAGCAATTTGAAAATAGACCAAATGAGTTGTCATGGCATAATCGTCTTTACATTGGAGTGATGAGCAAATGAGAGAGTTTAGAAGTAGAATTTTTGGCGAGCATGATCCATATAAAGATTTTCATCCCATGCCTGCAGATTTTCAGGGTTGGGGTAGCGATCGACCAGTCTTTAGAGAAGTCTTAACTGAACTCAAGCCAAAGTTTATTGTAGAGGTTGGAACATGGAAAGGGTCATCTGCATTTCATATGGCAGATATTCTTCTTGAACTCGGTCATCGTGATTTCGAAATTGTTTGTGTCGACACTTGGCTTGGATCCGTTGAGCACTGGACTCAGTTATATGGTCCAATTCATCCTATTTTAAAGAATGGTCGACCACAATTGTACGAACAGTTTTTGTCAAATGTCATTCATAGAGGATACCAGGATTGGATTACACCATTCCCAATCGATTCGCAGAATGCTGCATACACAATGTTACAGATGAACTTTCATCCAGACGTAATCTATGTTGATGCTGGTCATGAATACTATTCAGTGAAACATGATTTATTTCTTTATGGTGAAGTTCTTCGTCAAGGCGGTCGTTTGATTGGTGATGATTTCTTCCACATGCCAGTTAAGCAAGCAGCATTTGATACATTTGGTATTGAGCGTGTTATTCCTTACGGTGAGGATAAATTTGTATGGATCAAGTAAGAAACCCTTGCATCGCTTCTATCTTTATGAACAATGTTCAGCCAAAAATGGTTGAACTCCAGAAGCAAGCTGTCGCAAAATTTAATAAATCTAACATTCCTCACTATCAAGTTTTAACTGAAGTGAATCCTGGATTTACCATGGATAAACTTGTTGATATGCTTGAGAAGCGTGGGCATGATGCAATCATGTTCTTGGATATTGATGCATTGCCTCTAACTAACAATGCGTTAGATTATTTCTTCGAGCAAGTCTATGCAGGTAAGGTTATTGGTTCTGCACAACGCAGCAATCATATTCAAAACAATCAGCATGTATTTGCGGCACCACACAATGTGACATTTACAGTTGAACTTTACCGTAAACTTGGCAATCCTTCGTTCTCACCAAATTATCGTGGTGACGTTGCAGAAGAATTGACTTTTAAGGCAGAAGAGAGTAATATTCCTGTAGAGATTCTAATGCCATTACGTTATGATGCCCCACCAATTCGTATGGATTGGGAACCAAAAGATGCACCACCGTATTGGGATCTTGCTGACGGCATGCCGAAGTATGGTATTGGTACGACATTTGGTACAGAAGGAAATGAAATGTTCTGGCATATGTATCAAAGTTTTCATCCAGGACAAAGTGAACGTTTTATCAAGAAATGTGAGGAATTGTTAAATGGCTAATCGTAGTGACTTTTTTAATGCTAAACTCCCACGCAGTTTGAAGCGTGTTCTTGCCATGGCTGAGACAAATGGTTGGGTAAAAGATGCTCATGAACGCGGAAGTTTGAAGCGATCATTAATTGGTGCTCATGCAAATCATGTTGGATTTAAATTGAAGCGAACCTCAACCGAGAATCGCAATTCATCTGATGGTGAATAATGAACTCTTTGTCTGAACTCAAAGAATTATTGATCAGCAAGGAAATTGAGATCAAAGAATTCAATGGTTGGTCATTGAAAGTTGGTAAAGATACTTGGCTTATGAGTCATGGTGTATTGTATAGAAATGGTGTACCTCAAAGCCTAAAAGAAAAAGGTTTATTTGATAATTACAAAAGGAAGAAACAAAATGTCGAACATCAAAGCACTCAAACTCGTAACTGGCGAGGAATTAGTAGTAGAAATTACAGAGGAAACGGAAACATCAGTGACGTTTAAGAATCCTGTCGCTGTAGTCTTGCAGCGTCGACAGGATGGTCCTGCTCTTGGTTTCATGCCATGGATGCAAGCAAGCAATGGTCCGTTTAAGATGGCATTTGAGAATGTCATTACTATTGCTGATGTTGCGGATGAAGTGAAAAACGGTTATAATCAAATCTTCGGTGCAGGAATTGTGGTTCCACCAAAAGATCTGATTGTGGGGTAATGTTTGAGCGATTTCTATACTAATATCTGCGTCTCGGGAAAGTTTATTCTTTTCCGAGGCGTAGAGAATGATAAGCGTGTTCGTCGAAAGATAGAGTATAATCCAACCTTCTATCTCCAGAGCCAAGAACAATCTGAGTTCACCACACTGGCTGGTGAATATGTCAAGCCAATCCAGCCAGGAACAATTTCTGATTGTCGTGAATTTCTTGAGGTGTCGATAATTTCCCTATTTTTGGTAATAATCGTTATGAGTATGCTTTTATTGCCGATCATTATCCTGATGATATTCTTTGGGATATTAACAAAGTTACTATCGCTTATCTCGACATCGAAGTTGGATCCGAAAATGGATTCCCTGAGCCAAGAGATGCCAACGAATCAATCACCGCCATCACTATTAAACTCAAGGGTAATTATTTTGTGTTTGGTTGTGGCGATTATATCAAGCATCGTGACGACGTGCACTACGCAAAGTGTCGAGATGAACACGACCTCATACGAAGATTTATCGACTTCTGGACAAGATTCCACCCTGATGTTATAAGTGGTTGGAATATCAAGACATTCGATATTCCGTATCTTGTAAATCGTATCACTAAACTTCTTGGCGAAGATGAAGCCAAGAAACTCTCGCCGTGGAATCGATTATCACTGCGCGAAGCAATGATTATGAATCGCGAGCATCAAGTCTATGAGATGCTCGGGATTGCTACACTTGACTACATTGAACTGTATCGCAAGTTTACTTATTCGCAGCAAGAATCGTATCGCCTTGATAACATTGCTCACGTTGAGTTGGGTGAAAAGAAATTAGATTACTCTGAGTTCGAAACTCTACACCAACTTTATAAACAAGACTACCAAAAGTTCATTGAGTATAACATCAAGGACGTAGAACTTGTTGAGAAACTCGAAGACAAGATGAAGTTGATTGAATTGGCGTTGACTCTTGCATATGATAACAAGGTCAACTACGACGATGTCTTCACTCAAGTGCGCATGTGGGATGCGATTGTTTACAATTATCTACTCAAGAAGAAGATTGTAATCCCTCAGATGAAGCGTGGATCAAAGAATTCACAATACGAAGGCGCGTATGTAAAAGATCCCATTTGCGGTATGCACGAATGGGTTGCGTCGTTTGACTTGAACAGTCTATATCCGCACTTGATCATGCAGTATAACATCTCCATGGAAACTCTTGTCGATCCGAAGAAGTACAATGATAACATGCGTGGATTTATTAGCAATAATAATATCAACGTTGAAGCACTGTTGGCTCAACAAATTGAAACTAGTGTTCTAAAAGATCTTGACGTAACCGTGACTCCAAATGGTCAATTGTTCAGCATCAAGAAACAGGGTGTGATGCCTGAGATTATGGATAACATGTACAAGGACCGCACACGATATAAGAAGTTGGCACTGGAAGCCAAAAAGAAAATCGAAACTGTTCTTGACGATAAAAACCAGGTTCAGTATCTTGAGAAGCAAGTCGCGCGATATAATAACCTACAGTTGGCTAAAAAGGTTACACTAAACTCCGCTTACGGTGCGCTGGGTAATCAATACTTCCGCTTCTTCGATATTCGTATCGCTGAAGGAATCACGACAGCAGGTCAGTTGTCTATTCGTTGGATTGAAAACAAAATCAACGAGTACATGAACAAATTGCTCAAGACTGACGGTGAAGATTATGTCATCGCGTCTGATACTGATTCAATTTATCTGAACATGGGTCCACTGATCAAGAAACTTTATCCTGATACTTCTGACACCAAGAAAGTGATCAAGTTCATGAATAAGGTTTGCGATGATAAGATTCAGCCATTCATTGATGATTCATACGAAGAACTCAAGCAATATGTAAATGCATTCCAGCAGCGCATGGAGATGAAGCGTGAGTCTTTGGCTGACAAAGCAATCTGGACTGCGAAGAAACGATATATCCTCAACGTGCATGATAGCGAAGGTGTAGCATATGCGAAACCCAAACTCAAAATTATGGGTCTTGAGGCTGTCAAGTCTTCAACGCCATCTGCTTGTCGTACGAAGATTAAGGAAGCAATCACGATTATCATGACGCAGACTCAAGATGATCTTCATAAGTTTATCGAAACGTTTCGTGAAGACTTCAAGAAGTTGCCGATTGAAGATATTGCATTCCCGAGATCTGTGAATGGTCTTAGTGAGTATGCTGATGCCGCAAATATCTTCAAGAAGGGAACGCCGATTCATGTGAAGGGTGCGCTGGTTTACAATCACTTCCTGCGCACTCTGAAACTGAACAAGCGTTACCAAGAGATTCAGGAAGGCGAGAAGATCAAGTTCATCTATCTCAAACAACCAAATATCTTCAATAACAATACTCTTGCATTTATCTCTGGTTTGCCAAAGCAGTTGGGTGCAGATCAATACATAGATTATGATTTACAGTTTGAGAAATCATTCCTTGAACCACTGGATATTATCTTGTCCTCTATTGATTGGAGAACAGAAAAAGTAAACTCTATTGATGAATTCTTCTCATGATAAGCGTTATAATGCCAACTCTTTGGAGAGGCGAACACTATAAAAAGATGTTGTCAATATTTAATGATCACCCACTAATTGGTGAAATCATTATTATTGACAATAATCCAGCAAATGCAGATCGATCTATCTTTGAACTCATTAAGATTCGTCATTATGCGCAGGTGCAAAACATTTATGTGAATCCTGCGTGGAATCTCGGCGTTGCACTTTCTGAGTTTGATCAGATTTGTTTGTATAGTGATGATGTATTATTTGACCCAAAATGTATTGAAGAAGCTGCTAAAGTTTGCACCCCTCGCGGCGGCATTGCTGGGTTTGCTATTGAAACTATCTCAGAATCTCATCAGGAATTAGATTTTCTTGCTCCTTGGGAAGAAATGAAGATAACAGCAAGCAATTCGATGCATTATAGATTCGGTATCTGCATGTTTATGCATAAACAAAGTTACTATAAGATACCTGAACAACTAAAGATTTATTATGGAGACGCATATTTGTTCGATCAAAATGTGATCGATGGTAAGACGAATTTTAAGATTGAAGGGTGTCCTGTTATCACTAAAATGAGAACGACATCTAAATCAAAAGAATTATTGGAAATTATTGAAAGTGATAAAAGAGAATATGCAAAAATTAATCCATCTGAGGGACTAATATTAAATATGATGGATGAATTGGAGAAGCAGCAATGATTTCTGTTATTGTTCCAACAATGTGGAAAGCACCACATTTCGTACAATTTCTCCCTATGTTACAGGAGAACAAGCATATCGGAGAGGTTATCCTTATCGATAATGATACTTCGAAGACCAACAGTGATATATACAAGTATTCGAAACTTGTTTATTTGCCACAAAAAGAGAACATTTATGTAAACCCTGCTTGGAATCTTGGGGTTGAGGTTTCGAAGTTTGATAAGTTATGTATTTTGAACGATGATGTGATTTTCAATCTAGACTGTCTTGATGTTCTATGTGATCTTATAACTCCAGAGCGTGGGCTGATGGGGTTCTCAGAACAAAGTTATTGTGGATTTGCACCTGAACTATTTGAGACTCTAAAGGGTACAGGAATGGGTGCGGATGTGTATTTGCAGGAATGCAACATATACGAAAACCAACGAACTTCTGGGATGCCACACACATACTACGGATGTGCGATGTTTGTACATAAGAGTAGATTTTTTAAGATTCCAGAAGAGTTTAAGATATATTTTGGCGACCTTTTTGTTTATCTCTTAAACTCATTTACAGTGAATCGCGGAGAAGAAATCGCTCCAAATGTGAAGTTAGTTTCAACTGCATCAAATGCCGTTAAGAACTATACAATTGAAGATGGGCTAGTATTTACGAAAATGTCTTCAACTGTAAAGTCATTTGATAAACAAATAGAAAAAGAAAAATCTATATTTTACGAAGTGTTCGAACGTCACGGAATTCATAGGGTAAAAGATAAATGATGGCATTACTCGCGCTAATTGCAGGACTACTGTTGTCGGGTACGGCAGCATTTTACTCAATTATTGGGTTGCTTGCGATTTTTCCTGGCGCGATTGTTCCAATTACGCTTATGGGTGGTTCCCTAGAGTTTGCAAAACTTGTCGCTGCTTCATGGCTGTATCGCCATTGGTCGATCGCACCAAAGATAATTAAAGGTTATTTCGTATTTGCGATTATTGTTCTAATGTTTATCACTTCGTTGGGAACATTTGGTTATCTCTCGAAAGTTCATCTGGAGTCTTCAATTGGTGTGGCTGACAATTCTCTTGAGATTGCAAAGATTGAACAGCAAATTACTAGTCAACAAAGACAAATTGAGAACGCGCAGAGATCTCTGGACTCTCTGGACTCAGTTGTTGAGAAATCGTTCTTTGACGGAGCCAAGATTCGTACTCAGCAGAAAGCCGAAAGAACAGCATTGAATAATACAATTGAAAATTCAGATGCTAAAATTGATGAACTTAACACTCAACTCGTTCCACTCCGCCGCTCTAACATCGAGTCTGAAGCAAAGATTGGTCCATTAAAGTATATTGCTGAATTGATTTATGGCAAAGATAACGCAAAAGACTATTTCGATAGTGCAGTACGATTTGTAATCATTCTTATTGTTTTGGTATTTGACCCATTGGCTGTTCTTTTGTTGATTGCAGCAAACATTAGTTACAATCAAATGAAGGAAGAATCAGAAGAAGAACCAGAAAAACCAAAAGATACTAAACCAAAGAAACCAAATTACGTTGTAGAGAAAGTTGATACTGTTCGTTCTAAAGGCAAGAAAAAGAAAAAAGTTGCCCCAAATAATCAAGTGGAGTATAATAGTGGTATAGGTAAGAGCATCTACAACTTTATGATGCGCGATGATTTTGGCATTTCTCATACTGATAAGGTGGAAAAAAATGAGTCTACTCGAAAAACTAAAGAAAAATAGCACGATCAAAGACACGGCAATTCTTTCCAAGTCCAAGTTCTTTGCTGCTAAAGATATGATTCAAACCAGCATTCCTGTAGTGAATGTTGCTTTCTCTGGAGATCTTGATGGTGGGTTCACCCCTGGACTCACGATGTGGGCTGGTCCGTCAAAACACTTCAAGACTGCATTCAGTCTTTTGATGGCAAAGGCATATCAGGTAAAGTATCCTGATTCTGTTGTTCTGTTCTATGACTCAGAGTTTGGTACTCCACAAAATTACTTCACTTCGTTTGGTATTGATATGGAGCGTGTTGTTCACACCCCAATCACCGACGTTGAACAATTGAAGTTTGATATTATGCAACAGTTGAGCAACATCGAGCGCGGCGAACGTGTGATGATTGTGATTGACTCGATTGGTAATCTGGCTTCGAAGAAAGAAGTCGAAGACGCAATGGATGGCAAGTCTGTCGCTGACATGAGTCGCGCAAAGCAAATCAAATCCCTGTTCCGTATGGTGACACCACACCTTACGCTGAAGGACATTCCGATGGTGGTTGTGAATCACACCTATAAGGAAATTGGTCTATATCCCAAGGATATTGTCGGCGGCGGTACAGGTTCTTATTACTCTGCTGATAACATTTACATCCTTGGTCGTCAGCAGGAAAAAGATGGCACTGATTTGATTGGTTATAACTTTATTATCAACGTAGAGAAGTCTCGTTATGTTAGAGAAAAGGCGCGTATCCCTGTCACTGTTCGCTTCGATGGTGGTATTTCTCGTTACAGTGGTCTTTTGGACATGGCACTTGAGTCTGGTCATGTTACGAAACCAAATGTAGGCTGGTATGCCAAGGTCAATACTGCCACTGGTGAAGTTGAGGGAAAGAAGTGGCGCATTGCCGATACTGAATGTGCAGATTTCTGGGATAGCATTCTTGGCGATGAAGGTTTCAAAGAATGGATTCGTAAAAATTATCAATTCAGTTCAGCAGTTGCAGGCAATCTTTCGACTGAAGTAGATGAGGATGAAGATGCTTGATCAACTAATCGCTAAACTTGAATTTTGGTATGTCAAGAAATTCTTCAAAGTTGATAAACAGTACACCTTCTTCGTGGACCTCAATGGTCCACCTGGAAGTTTTGCTATTAAACTTTTGGGCAAATATGATGGTGTGATTGTAGAGTTTACTGATGTGAAAGTTGGCGATGATGGTTTGATGACGTTTGATTATGATGTTATCTCGAATGTAAACAATGCAAATACCAAGAGCAAATCGTTTCAGCGATTTACTTCTAACGTGATGCGTAGTATACTTCTAGGTGCGATTGAAAATACAATGAAGGAAGGCAATGAAAACAGAAACACTGATCTTGTCGAATCTGATGAGGAACGAGCCTTTCATGAGGAAGACTCTGCCCTTTCTGAAGAAAGAATACCTGACAGAAAGCCACGAAAGAAAGGTATTCGAGGAAATAAAGGAATTCGTTCTAAAGTATAATAGTCTGCCGCCAACGGCAGCACTGGAGATTTCTTTAAAAGAATCTACCAAACTCACTGAAGTTGAGTTAAATAAGTCACTCGAACTACTCAAGGAAGTTTCGAATGACAAATCAGAACAAAAACTCGAATGGCTTCTTGATACTACAGAAAAATTTTGCCAAGAAAAAGCAATCTATAATGCTATCATGGACAGCATTCAGATCCTGGATGGCAAAGATCAGGCGAGGGGCAAAGGAAGCATTCCTACTCTTTTGTCTGATGCTCTGGGGGTTAGTTTCGATCCTCATATTGGTCACGACTTTTTGGATAGTTACGCTGATCGGTATGATTTCTATCATCGTATCGAAAAAAGAATCCCCTTCGATCTTGAGTATTTCAACAAGATCACTAAAGGAGGATTGCCGCAAAAGACCCTTAACATTGCTCTTGCAGGTACTGGCGTCGGCAAGTCTCTGTTTATGTG